GGTCGCTGCCACTCAGGTTGCTGTCACTCAGGTTGCTGCCACGCAGGTCGCTGCCACTCAGGTTGCTGCCACGCAGGTTGCTGCCACGCAGGTTGCTGTCACGCAGGTCGCTGCCACTCAGGTTGCTGTCACTCAGGTTGCTGCCACGCAGGTCGCTGCCACTCAGGTCGCTGCCACTCAGGTTGCTGTCACTCAGGGACACTTTTTTTTGAACAGCATCTTGTACTGCGTGTTTCATGCTTTCGTATTCGCCTTCAAATATGATGCGGTCAGACCATCTTGCTTTAATTGTGATTTTCACTGCATTCTCCTACTTATTGTTTTCCGTAAATTTCTGGTACTCGTACAGCCCCGGCCTATGGTGGTAAGCGGTGTCTATCTGGCTGTAATTGGTTTCGGCGTCGTGTATCTGGTGCCAGATCAAGAACCCTGCGAGGATCATCCCTACGCAGAAGCACACTACGCAGATCGCCTCGCATACCTTGACCTCAATAGCTTCACGGCGCTTACGTGACTCGCTGAAATAGAGCCTCATACGGTTTCTCCAATCGCCGCTAAGGTTCCAGGATTGGTAGGCGAATAACCCCTGCTATGATCCGGGCGAAAGGGAACCATGCCCATGTGTTTCTTGAGCTGGTGTACGGCAATGGCCGCGTAATCGTCGGCTTCCTTTTCGGACATAACATTGCACATCCAAAAGCGGGTCTTAATCGCATCCTGTAAAGCTTCAAAGTCCATAACCGCCTCCTATAACCGAGTTGAGTAATACAGGTTGTTAACCTGCTGTTCGTAAGTACCGTAAATTTCATCCTGTAGTTCCTGGGCGAGCTTTTCATCCCGACGCACCGATGCCATCGATTCATTGTCAATCGCGTTCTGTAGGGCTTCTAATGCGGTGGGGAATAGTTCGGATTCATCCGTGCTGGTTGACCAGTGCCAGCCGGTCATGCGGGGCTTATGTGCGCCGATACGGTAATCCTGAAACCGGAAGATCGTATAGACCGTCCCGTTTATCTGGAATTCTTGCCCGTCCTGCATGTTTGCCTCCATCTGTGTTCGATGGAGGAAAGCATAATAGGGAAAAATCCCCACGTCAACAACTAAAAGGGAAAATTCCCTATTATTTTATTGAGCCAACGAAATCAAGGGTATATACTTATGCCCAATGTCCTAAATCGCTTTTAACCAGAAGTATATGCTGATTACAGCCACAATAGCGGCAGGAATTGCGACAATTAGTGCGATTGTCTGTCTTATATCCTGCCGTCGAGCTAGGCGGATACTATCTTCAGCTAGTTTACCCTTGGATGCCTCTGATTCGGCTAGACGCTGATATTCTTTCCATGCCAGCCACTCACGCGCCGATTTAGCTTTATGCTCTCCAAAAGCACCAGCTAATTTCTGCCTGACAACTTCTTCTCCCATCTCATCAAATTCTCTCCAGCGGGGGTCAGTCATAGCAAGCCAAAATAATATTTTCCCCGCGTCTTCTTATTCATCCGACTTGTAATGCTTTTTCTTCTTATGATGCTTTTCTTCAGGTGGAAGAGTAATATTCACAGGAGTGTCATATTTATTATCCGCCCCTGTTGCTGAATCCACAGCCCAACCAATCCCTCCGCCTAATACTATATTACCGAACGTAGCGCCAGCCGCTCCCGAATGGTTGAGATAGGTGGCTTCTTGATAGCCATCTTTATTGCAGATAATTTTAATATCATATTTTGTCTTCTCAATATATGCGCTGCCTGGTGTCTTGGTAATGGTGGCGATCTTATCCCCATTACGCATAAAATCGCATTCTGCATTATCAGGATTGGTATTTACCATAATTTGTTGGGAGCGCCCCTCAACAATGGTCGAACAGCCTGCATTAAGTAATAAAGACCATAAGATTAAAGTTTTCTTCCTGTCCATAGCGCCTTACCTATAACTTTGAATGTTGTAAAATTAGATATTTCTATTGGTTGATATTTCGGATTATCGCTTATAATTTTAACGGTTTTTTTCTGAGGATTATACTGAAGGCGCTTTACGAGGCCATCCCCATCAAACTGCACTACATAAATACCATCTTTTGTAAATTTTGTTTGGGTGGTGTCTACTAAGATCGAATCCCCATCATAAAGCGTGGGTTCCATACTATCTCCGCTAACGTATACGATGGCTAATTGCGCTGCTTGGGCGGGGGATATCTTTCTCAGCCAATCACGGCGAAAGCTTACATGGTGTTTTACATTCTCATTCGTTATGAGCCGTCCGGGTCCAGCCGAGACATCAATATCAAAGGCGCGTATTAGCGCAAATTCATCCGCTTTCGAGGATTCTTTATCCCATCCAATCGCACTTTTAATTAATTCCCATTCTTTTACTTTTGGTAGGTAGGTTTTGGGTTTCCCGTTTTTTTGTGGCCGCGTATCTTTGACATACTGCTTCCTTATGCCTGCGGCCTTTTCAAAATTCGTGATGCCGCCGTAGAGTTTTATCCCATGGGCAATAGCTTCTTCAAATTCTTTGCGTGTCACTTCCATCCGCGAAGTATCACAAAAAGGTAGGGAAATTTCCTTAGCGAAGATTCCCCTTGACCAATAGGGAATATTCCCTATCATATATTGTGACACTGATATTATCGGGACGGACATGGATTTCAAACAAGAGTTGATTGAAGCTGCGCAGAACTATCAAAAGATGACGGGCCATGCCTTAAGCGGCGTAGGGAGGCAGGTGTTGAATGACACTAAATTCTTTGATCGAATCATGAATGGATCGGGCTGCAACATAAAAACCTATCAAAAAGTAATGCAGTGGTTCCAAGAAAACACGCCTAAAGCTTCCAATAAACACCGAAGTAACTAATATCCAACTGACCCGTTGTCAATAGACGCGGGCTTTTTTGTAACATACGGGACTATATATAGATTTTAGTTAAATTGTTAACACTAAATATAGGATTAATGGGGTGGCGTTAAATATTCTTTCACAAATAGCCAAGCAAAACATAGCTGCATCAATGAGCGGCGAATGCTTCCGTGAAGACCCGTTTGAGCGCCTACAGGCTTCCTCGCCTTTTTTTATTTACCCAGCGCATAAAAAATCCATAAAAACTGCGGCTCTTTCCATAAAGAGGCCATCATGAGGCGTAAGCTTCCTCAATATTTATTCGATATTCCGGAGAATGCTATTTCCTTCCTTTTGGCTCGCTCATCCTATGATAAGCGGAACTTAAAACCTGAAACCTCCCTAAGCATTGATGTAGCCGATGCGTTCCGCCGGCATGTCATGAATGGCACTTATAAGGGGGTTTTCACCAAAATTGCTAATGAGCGCGTTGCCAGCAAATTCCTAAATGGATTGCTCAAGGCTATGGGCATGATTTCAGGAGCGACCGATTTCATCTTCACATGGGAAACCGGATCAGCCTGGATAGAGCTTAAGCAACCAGGCAAGAAATTAGACCCTAACCAGCGCTTATTCAAAATATGGTGCGATGAGGCGAAAGTGCCTTGCCATTGCTGCGCCTCCGTCGCCGAGGTTGAGAATACCCTGCGGGGGTTGGGTGGCTTGGTATGAGCTATTATCTCATGCATCGTGGATGGATGGAAAACGAGGTTTTCAGCGATGAGCCATTTACAGACAGGCTAGCGTGGGCTTGGTTGATTCAAGAAGCCAGTTTTGAACCGCATAAAATTCGCTACAAAAATAAAATGATCGAAGTGGGGATAGGTCAAATCCCAACCTCATACCGCCGATTAGTCGATCAATGGAAGTGGGGAATACACCGCGTCAGAAATTTTTTGGAACTCATGGAATCCGAACACATGATTAACAGGGAAACGGCAACGGGGTTTTTAATCATAACTATATGTAATTACGAAAAATATCAAAAACCATTTAAATTACCGACAACGCAAACAGCAACACTAACAGCAACGCTACCGACAACGCAAACGGCAACGAACATAAATAATATAAAGAACTTAAATAAAGAATATACGTCCGAATTTTTAGAGTTTTGGAAAATTTACCCAAACCATGCAGGCAGTAAGTTCAAAGCCAGCCAATCCCATTTGAAAGCACTGAAGGAGATCGACCATGAAGCACTTATCGCAAGTGTTGCAAAGTTTGCTGCATACCATCGCGCAAAATCAACGGAATCAAAATTCATCCCCCATGCCACCACCTGGCTTAACGAAAAGCGATGGGAGCAAGAATATTCATCCATAGCGGAAGTCATCAAGCCGCTCACGCCTGCGGAGCGTGACAGGGAAGCGCGGAAAGGGGCAATCACGTTATGAACCCGCAAGAAAACTCAGAATTATTCGATCATGCGGTTGAATACCAGCTTTTGGGTTGGGTGTTATGCGACAAGAATCTGATTGGAAACATTTCTTACCTGAATGCATCTGTTTTTAGTGATCCGCTGCATGCGATGGTTTGGGATGCGATGAAGGGTTTACACAGGGCAGGTAAGGATATCAATCCCTTCACGCTCAAAGCAGTATTGCCGCCTGACCCCCAGGATGAAATACCGATTATCACTTACCTTGCGAAATCCATTTCGGCCAGCCTGCTTATGCTCCGGCCACTAGATGGCGTGAAATATCTTACCGACCTCGCCAATAAGCGCATCCTGTCTTCAGCCTGCAACTCCATCGATCATAGCGAATCCGTTCTGGAAAATGCCGCTAAGATCAACAGGGCGATACAGGCAATTTCTGAAACATCAAGCGATAACGAGTTTGATGATAATTTGATGGTTTCTGATGCGATCATCAAAGACATGCGCAACACTAAGCTTCCGTATCAGACGGGAATCCCAAAGCTAGATACGGCTATGGATGGCGGCCTTTATGATGGCAAATCCTATGGTTTTGCAGCACGGAAAAAGGTCGGCAAAACCTGTTTAGCAGCAACCATTAGCGCTAACCTCAATCAAGCCGGTGTGAAGCATTTATTCATTTGCGGGGAGATGTCGCCAAAGGAAATACACCAGCGCGTACTTGCCCGTTATGCCGGTATATTTCCATCTGCCTATCGAGGGGATTATGGCAAGACGCTGGATTGCGAGCGTAAGGTCATGGAAGCGATCAAGCAGATGCCGCGCAATACGCTTTACAAGAACGCACCAGGCATAACTTTTGACTCCTTACGGAGTATTTGCACCTTAGCCGTTGAGCGCCACGCCGTTAAGGGGATTATTCTGGATTATTGGCAGCTTGTAGGCGGTAAGGCAAAGAACAAAAGCACCGCCGAGCATCTGGATGAAGTCGCGCAGTGGATAGCCGATTTTGGGCGCACCTATGGCATCTGGACGATCACCATGGCGCAATTGAACCAGGATGACAATACGAGGGGCGGAGAGGGTATTAGGCTGGCATTTGACCAGCTTTACCAGATTCACCGCGAACGTCTTACGGAACCTTACGCATGGATGGAGATGATGGAAACCAGATATACGAAATGGCTGAATATCGGGAGTAAGGAAGATCCCGCCTTGCGCATGAATGAGCAGGGGCCGTTTTTCGAGCAGATGATATGACGCCTCTCACCCCCGTCCGCATATGTCTCATTGCCGTCTCAAGCGCTGCTATAGGGGCCATGTTCCTGAGTGTCAGCATTAACCAGCGGGAGAGGGGCAGGTGAGGCGTTTTACCCTTGAAGAAATCGCTATGATAAAACGGCTTAGATCAAGCCATAAGACACATGAAATTGCTGCTATCATGGGAAGAACAAAGGGTTCTATAGATCAGCTTTTGCATAGGGAAAAAAGGAAAGGCGCGGTTTATCCTAAATTAAGGCATGGTCGTCTGAAATATGATTGCAAGAAAGCTGAAGAATGGAGGAATATGGTTAGAAAAGGTTTTAGTTACAGCGATATAAAGCGTGAGCAAGGTATCCATCCAGTTACTATTTGCAGAGTATTAGCGTTAGAAGCGCGGAATGAGTTGCAGTGGTGAGTTAACAGAAAATAAGTTAAGATAAGTTATGCCAAGAGGACACAAGGGAGAACCAAGAACACCAGGAGCGGGGCGAAAAAAGGGCTCGCCTAATAAGGTTACGACTGCTTTGAAAGAAATGATAATTGGCGCTTTGGATGACGCTGGCGGCAGGGAGTATCTTACCAAGCAGGCAAAGGAGAATCCCGCATCATTTCTAACGTTAATTGGAAAATATATTCCCTCAGAGTTAAACGCTAAAATGATGGGAGCAATAAAGGTAGATGGAACCATTAATTTCATCCGACCGGATAATAAAGTTTAGCGTTGATATTCCTGAGGTATTTCAGGATTTATTTCAGCCAAAGCGTTATAAGGTTTACTATGGTGGGCGAGGTGGTGCCAAATCATGGGGATTTGCCGATGCATTGCTTATTAAGGGTATTTACAGTCCACTTAGAATCCTATGCGCCCGTGAGTTACAGAAATCCATAGCTGATTCGGTTCATAAGCTTTTATCAGACCAGATCAGCGTTCTTGGATTAGAAGAATTTTATGAAATCCAGAAAACTACCATCCTTGGCATAAACGGCACAGAATTTCTTTTTAATGGCCTTAAGCATAATGCAAGGGAAATCAAATCTACAGAAGGCATAGACATATGCTGGGTAGAGGAGGCCGAAAACGTATCCGATGCTTCATGGGAGCTTCTGATACCAACAGTGCGTAAAGAAAGCTCGGAGATATGGATTAGTTTCAATACCAAGCAGCCAACGGATGCAACATATAAGCGTTTTATTTTTGAAGCCGATGAAGATTCAATTATTAAAAAAGTTTCCTATAAAGACAATCCCTTTTTCCCCGAAGTATTGGAGAAAGAAAGGTTACGACTAATGAAAAGTGACCCTAAGGCGTATGAGCATGTATGGGAGGGTGAGTTTGATACGCGCTTTAGCGGTGCTGTATATGCGAAATATATGGCCGATTTAAAGGATCGAGGGCGTATCACTGATCGGGTAAAGCATGACCCCGATTATCCTGTTAGCACCTTATGGGATTTAGGATATGGCGATACATGCACGCAATGGTTTTATCAGGAAGCGCCGGGGGAAATCTTGTTCATTGACTATTATGAAGACAATGGCGAGGGAATAGGCCCCTATTGCGATAACCTAAAGGACAAGCCATATAAGTATAAAGCGCATTATGTACCGCAAGATGCTGGTAAAAAGCTTATGGAGGCAAATGGCAGGTCAATTGTAGAGCAGGCATGGAAAGATCACGGCATTAAGATGACTATTATTCCTGAAACCACTCATGCTAATAGACACGCTGGTTTGCGCAAGGTACTGCCTTATTGCTGGTTCAATGGGGATAAGTGCTCTGATGGAATTCAGGCATTGATGGCTTATCATTATGAGTATAATGAAGATTTGCAAATGTTTAAGAAAGACCCGGTTCATGATTGGTCATCTCATGCGTGCACGGCATTAGAGCTATTGCCAAGTGTTTGGGCGGGGCGTCATACCACCATTAAAGAGATGCAAAGAAAAGAAATAGAGAATAAATTCCACAGGCTGCGCCAACAGAATAATATAGGCCAGGAAGATCCTTATAGACTTAAACCAAGGAGGAATAAATGAGAGCCATTCTATTACTTCTGGTCTTATCGGCATGTGTAGCCAATGGGCCAATCTATAGTGAGCCAAAGAAACCAAGCATCATTGTTTATAGGCCAGAAACCACTATCCCCAAAGCTGGCGTATTTTACATTGAAGCTAATGGTGTTCCTGTGTGCAATCTCCTACCGTTATCATATTTTGTGCTGAATGAGGATAAAGTCACATTATCTTCATCCAAATTCATGATGCTTGGAACATCGCGTATAACTGTAACAAGGCCATCTTATGTGCGAATTGAACTATCTCCCATAAAACAGTTCGGGGTGGCAACTGGCGGGTTGGTAGGCGATATCGCAACAGGGGAAGGCGGTCCATTTACGTTTACAGTGGTTGAGCCCGATATTGCACGAAAGGAATTGGCGGGACTGCATAGGGATTGTGTGTGAAAATAGCGGTATGGAAAACGGGACATGAAATTGCCGATAGGGTGGCAATTAGCTTAGCAAGAGGACTAAATGCTGACTTACTGGATATTCGATGCAACAACGAGGAAATGGCATCAAAATATGACGCACATGCAGCTTATGGAATTCTTAGGGGCACGGAAAGCATCTTTAATTCAGTTAACCATTGGTTCAACGTGGATAGAGGATATTTCAACCCTCGACATTTCGACGGTTACTACCGCATAAGCTATCGTGGGACACAGCTTAAATGGACGCCTGATTTGCCCCGAAAGCCCATGGATATTAAGTTTGAGCGCTGGCGGAAACCTGATCCATTAAAACGCATATTGATTTGCCCTCCAACATATCATGTACGTAAGTTCTTTGGTTATACAGGTATGGATTTTCAATCTTCCTATGAAGACAAAAGTTATGTGGTGCGCTTAAAGGGGGATACAAGCCCATTAAATCTGGATGATTATAATGCAGTCATCACCTTTAATTCTTCTATAGGATGGCAGGCACTCCAAAAGGGAATCCCTGTACTTAGTAATGCAAATTATTCCGCTATAGGCAGTTTCTATAATTGCTCTGACCTTAAAACATTAACAGATAAATTACATAATATCCCTGACAATCGCATTGAGCTTTTTGAAGCAATGAATGCAAGCCAATTTACATTGGCGGAGATTGAGCAGGGTAAAGCATGGCCTCTAATGGAGCACTTGATATATTCATCGGATTCGACAGCAGAGAAGCTGTCTGCTCATATGTCGCCGCCTATTCCATTCTCAAACGAACCCGCACTAAGCCTGAAATACATTATCTAAAACACCGCGAGCTTCGGCAAAAGAAGCTATTTACCCGCCCATGGTTGATACATGGCGAAACGGGTGAGAATACCGATCTTATCGACGGAAAGACCTTTTCCACAGAATTCTCACATACACGATTTTTAATTCCGCATCTGATGGACTATAAGGGCTGGGCGCTGTTTATGGACGCCGATATGATATTCCTATCGGATATTAAAGACCTTATGGCGCATGCTGATGAAAAATACGCCGTTATGTGCGTTAAGCATCATTACCCCCGCGCTACTGATTATATTAAAATGGATAACCGGACCCAGCGCATCTATACGCGCAAAAACTGGTCATCATTTGTGCTGTGGAATTGCAGCCACCCGGCCAACAAATACATGACGCCCGAACGTGTAAATTTTCAGCATGGCGGCGATCTGCATGGCTTTTCATGGTTGTCCGATGATCTTATAGGCGCATTACCGACAACCTATAATTACATTTCGGGTATTAGTCCAAAACTGCCGCAGAATAGCTCAGGAGCCAATCATGGGTGGCCTAAGGTTATTCATTATACGGACGGTGGCCCATGGTTTGAAACCTGTAGGGATGTGCCATATGCCCAGACATGGATTGATGAATATGAATCATGGCAACGTGAAGGGGCGATTAAAAATTATACCGACATAGCCACCACGAGGTATGAATGACGATAGCTCTTTTATGCCCTACCCGAGCCAGGCCGGTCCAATGCAAACGCATGATAGACAGCGCTAAAGCAACGGCTCGAAACCCGAATATATACCTAGGTTTTACAGGTGAGGCTTACTGCATGGATGGGTATGAGCTGCCCGATTATCCTACCGCCATGAAGTGGAACGCTCTAGCAGAAATAGCCATGAAGAACCCAGAGAATAAACTCTTCATGCTTGCTGCCGATGATATGATTTTCTCAACGCCTTGCTGGGATGAAGCTTTATTAGAGCATTACAATATTTTGGAGAATAAAATCCATGTCTATGCCCTGCGCGATTCTCGTGATCCTGATGGCACTCCTCATCCTGTCGTTACCAGGGAATATATAGAAGCCATGGGCTATTTTCTGCCCCCTATTTTCCTGCATTGGTTTGTTGATTCTTGGACTATTCAAATAGCCATGGCGAATAACTGTTTTACTCATCTAAAAGACTTCATGCTCATCCATGATAAGCCATCCGATAAGGGTGAGGGAGACGAAACGCATAATCGCATTAGGCGTTTGGGGTGGCGAGAGCGTGATGGATGGGTGAACGATCATTGCCAACATTTTTTAGCCTTGGAAAAATCACGATTGAAGATGAAAATGATATGAGAATCTGGGTCACTGGAATAGCTGGGTTTTTGGGCTCACACCTTGCCGATGCGTTAATAGCTGACGGCCATCAGGTTGATGGCAATGATAATCTGCTATGCGGCGATATGTTCAACTCGAAGGTGCCTTTCGTAAAGACTGATTGCTGCAATTATGAGGGAATGTTGCATTCCTTCAACATTTTCAAGCCTGAGGTTGTTGTCCATTGTGCCGCCACTGCACATGAGGGATTAAGCAATTTTAGTCCAGCGTTTATCACGCGTAATATTTATGAAGCAAGCGTCGCTACATTCAGCGCCGCTATCGAATCAGGGGCGAAGCGAATTGTTTATATGTCCAGCATGGCACGATATGGGCATGGCTCTGGATATAATAAACCACCGTTTACCGAGGATATGACCCCAGCGCCAATAGACCCTTATGGCATAGCTAAGGTGGCAGCCGAAGAAACGCTAAAGGCTTTGTGCAAGGTGCATGGAATCAAATATGCGATTGCGGTACCGCATAACATTGTCGGTATACGGCAGCGCTCTATTGATCCCTACCGGAATGTTGCCGCTATTATGATAAATCGCTGCAAGCAAGGCAAACCGCCAATTATCTATGGTGATGGAACGCAAACACGTTGTTTCAGCCCTATTAAAGACTGCATTCCTTCCATTGTAAAAATGGTAAAAGGGCATGCTGATGGCGAAGTGGTCAATATTGGGCCAGATAATGGTGAGATCACAGTGCAAAAACTAGCGGAAATGGTCAGACATCTTACTGGTTTATGCGCAGAGCCAACCTTTATGGCCGCCCGTCCAAATGAAGTAAAAGAAGCATACTGCTCAAGTGATAAGGCAAGAAAACTATTGGGGTATCAGCCAAAGGATACTTTAGAAAATTGCTTATCTGAAATGGTGAATTACATCAAGCCAGCCCCATTTTCCTATGGGTTTCCAATTGAAATTCATTCCCCCAATATTCCCAAAACTTGGTCAGAAGAATTAATGTGAGTCGGTTCAATGCAATTCGTTAGAAGAAAATGGGGCTGGTATTTAACATTGCTCGACCGAAAGCATTTTAAGGTAAAGCTGCTTAAATTCGCCAGGGGAAAGCAGTTATCCTTTCAATATCACGATTGCCGCAATGAGCTATGGCTATACCTAACTGGCCTGAATGCTGGTTGTTATAGATATATACCCAAAGGTGAGAAGCATACATATTATGCAATGGTTCCCACTTATATATTAGAAATCCAATATGGCGACAAATGTATAGAAGGGGATATAACGCGTGTTTAATGATTATTGGGATTTTATTACTGAACGATGCAGCAAGCTAGCTTTCCCTCTAGTTCAGGATAAAGAAGAATTGCATTTTATTTATAATCTCATTCAAGGGTGCGAAACTTACTTGGAAATTGGAACCGCAGAAGGAAACTCAATGTTCGTTCTGGCGCATGCACTGAAACAAAATGCTCGAATTGCTTATGTCGATTGGGATGAGGAAAAGATCAGGCCGAAGCGCCAAATGATTGAAGAGACACTTAGCAAAAATGGCTACCATATCACAGGGATTCATGGAAATAGTCATGATCCCGAAATTATCATGAAAGCCAATGGCCGATATGATGTCGTCTTAATTGACGCGGGCCATTCCTATGATGATGCGCTTGAGGATGCGAGGAATTATGGGCGGATGGCTACAAAATACATTATTTTCCACGATATTAATCTACTGGATGTGAAAAGAGCATTCCAGAAATATCAAACAGAAACAGGTTTTAAATCTTATACAATCAGCAATAGCGAAACCTTCGGCTATGGCATTATGGAGGTTCAATGAATATTGCAGTTATTACGACATTTCCTAATTCATCATGGGAAATCTACGCCAAGAAAATGCTGGTTAGCTTTATTGCCAACTGGCCTCCTGAAATACCGTTGATGATAGAGCTAGATGATTTTCTATTAGAAACGGATGTTCAAAAGCTTATTAAACCGCAAGACGCCGTTGCGGTAGGCTGGACAAAAGAACATGCTGAATTTGTCGAGCGCAATAAGAATAGAGATGATCCAGAAAACTACCGCAAGCAAGCAGTGAGATTCTGTCATAAGATATTTGCAATCCATCGCACTTTAATAGCTGCGCAGCAGCAGAAGGCACATGGCGAAGGTTACCCGCGCTACCTTATATGGCTTGATGCTGATGTGATTACCAATAGGGCGGTTACACTTGATGAAATCAAACTAGCACTACCCAAAGAAGGCGATGCGGTATCTTATCTTGGGCGCAAGGATTGGGACCATTCTGAATGCGGTTGGCTGGCATTCGATATAGAAAACGGCGGGGATAAGTTAATAGAGAACATATTCCATGCTTATTGCGCAGATACGATTTTTGCTATGTCCCAATGGCATGATTCATTCGTATGGGATGTAATGATGAAAGAGGTGAAGAAAACCAACCTCACCCCCGATGCTAGCGGCATGGATGTATGGCCGCAAAGCCCGATGGGAAAATGGTCAACGCATTATAAGGGGCCTGTCGCCAAATCCAAACTTATTAACCAACCCATTCAACAATCCATACCGCTTGGCAATAAGGGTAATGTGATTATTCAGACTCGGAATGCTCTGCCCAATGACGTGTTAAAAGCGCATATCGAAGAAAACCAGAGATTAATCACTAATTGGATAAAACCCTGCAAACCGCATAATGAAGAGATCGTAATTGTCTCGGCGGGACCGATGATGACCCCTGAGGATTTGCGTCCCGAGATTAAGGCAGGAAGGAAGATAGTTGCGGTAAAACATGCTATAGAACCTTTGCGAAAAGCTGGCATTACGCCTTGGGCATGTATTCTACTGGACCCGCGCCCACATGTGAATGATTTCATCCAAAGCCCCGATACTGGCATTATATGGCTGGTTGCGTCGCAGGTTGACCCTATAGTGACCAAAACACTTATTAATGCAGGATGTACCATATGGGGGTATCACGCCGCTGTGGGGGCTGAAGAGCAGGATTTAACAGACAAGCAGCTTTACTCGGTTATCTCAGGCGGAACCGCGACGGCCACTCGCGGTATGCATGTGCTTAATCACCTTGGCTTTAGCAAATTCCGTCTTTATGGGTATGATTTATGCCTTTATGACAAGCCCAATCTAAATGAGCGTGATGAGCGCGGACAGCCAAAGTATCTGGAAATATCCATCGGTTTTAATGATAAGAACGTTAACCAGAAGAAATGCTTCTGGACTAAACCAGAGTTGGTCGCGCAATTTGAAGAGATCAATGAGCTTATCAAACAGGATAAATTCCAAATTGAAGCATTTGGTGATGGTATCGTGTCTTTCATTATAAAATCCAAAAAGTTGGCTAATTTGCGTAATAGCGAGTTTGTGGCTAAAATGATAGGTAAACGTCTGCATTATGAGGAGTTGTTTGGATGCCGCAAGACATGGTTGGCCAGATTGCGCAAATGGTCGCGCAAAGCCCCCCGCAGACTGATGAAGGCGAACAGGTCTTACAGCTCCTAACGCAAGCAGAACAGCAGGAAGTTATCATCAATGCTGCCGAGGTTTATAATCTCGCGCAGGATATGGATAAAAATCTATGCAATGAAATTGCCAAAGAGGTATGGCAGGGATTTGATGACGATAATCAAAGCCGGGAAGACTGGTTAGATCAGCATACCTTTTGGTTATCGCTATACATGCAATCCGATTACGCGGAAAATTCCGATTCCGAGAGATCATGGGGTGCAACCGAATCCATTCCCGTTCTAACCGAATCCTGCGATCAGTTCCAGACGCGCACCTATAAAGTCATGTTCCCCAACGATACGTTTGTATCAGCGGTTCCGATGCGCCGGGGGCCTGACGATGAGGCCGCATTAGAAGCCCGGGCAGAGCGCATCGGCCATCATATGAGTTATCAGCTCGGCTTTGAAGATCGCAGCTATAAACAGGACAAAGACGGGTTATTCCTTGGCGTTGCGGTACATGGAAGCTTTTTTACTAAGACCTATTTTAATGCGCAGAAAAAGCGTTTTCAGGTTGATAATGTTCGCCCCACGGACCTGGTTGTTAATTATACCGTTGGACCTTGTAAAATTGAGGATTTGCGTCGCAAAACACACATTATTTATACTACCGTTGGCGAGACTCAGGACCTAAAAAATAAAGGGTATTTTATTGAGGCAGCCAAGCCCGCTCAATATGAAAATAAAAACCAATATAATGTGAAGGTGGACGAGGTTGGCGGATTAACGTCGCCGCAAAACTCCACCATTAAACGAGACGCTGAGGCGATGTTGCTTGAGCAGCATGTCTATTTGGATGTCAATGGAACGGATGAATACCGTCCCTATATCGCCACTATATGTGCAGCCAGTAAAAAGCTTCTGCGCCTGTCTGTTGGCTATGAATGCGAACCTGACGGTACGCCCAAGGATGACTATAAACAGGTACAATATTTTACGCATTATAAGTTCAAGGAAAACCCTGATGGCTTTTATGGATTAGGGTTAGGCCATACGATTGGAGATTTGAACTCCGCTATTAATATCATGCTGCGCCAATCTATGGATGCTGCAACGCTGGCCAATGATGGCAACATGTCTGGCTTTATAAGCGAGCGTTTGGGCATCGAAGGTGATGAAATACGCATGGTGTTAGGGAAACTTAAAAAGATCCCCGATACGATTGGTGATTTTACCAATAGCATTATGTTGATGAAATTCCCCGGACCTAATGCTGCATTATTGGAAATAATGGAGCAATTAGATGCACGTGCGCAGCGCTTAGGAGCAACCACGGAAGCGACCACCGGAACGAATGAAAAAAATGTCCAGCCCACAACCTATTTGGCTGAAATCGAACAGGCGATGGAAACATTTTCCAGCGTTCAGATGCGCCTTGCCAATTCCTTTAGCGAGGAGCTGCAGAAGATTTATCGCATTAACCAGAAATACCTACCGCTAGTAAGCTTTTATGTGGTCAATAACGCTCCGCAAGCCATTACACGCGCTGATTATGCCGATGATATGCTGGTGCAGCCTATATTTGATCCCAAATTTGCTACACAATCTCAAAAAGTGGCCAGGGCAAAAGCGGAATTGGATGCCACGATGCAAAACCCCAATAGTCAGACGCGCCCGCAAGTTTATGATGCCGCCTTTACACGGTATTTAAAAGCGCTCGATGTCGATAATATAGATGAACTCATACCGCCGCCGCCGCAGCCTGCCAATATAGACGATCAGATGCAAGAAAATATGCTGTTTTTAATGCCTGGACAGCAAAGGCCGCCTTTTGACGTATTCCCCAATCAAGACCATGCTAAGCATCTAGCGCAATTACACGATTTTGTTAAGGAAAAAGGAGGCAATCTTGACCCAGAGCAAACCCAGGCTGTCATCGCCCACAAACAAAAACATGAAGCCCTCCAATATGGCATCGACCACGGGATCATCCCCGACCCCAAGCAACAGTCAGCTCCTGGGATGGTCGCAGGACCCGGTAACCCGATGGCTAATGGGCAATCTCAGCAGGCAATTCCCGCAATGGCCTAGCGATATACCACCTAAAACCATGGAAGATGCTTATTTATGCGCGGGGCATCAGCAGGTTTTAAAAGCAATCAAGAGGCTTTGTGGATTTCATCAAGATAGCGCCGACTGAAATTGATATCCTTCCGCCTCTTGCGGTTAAATATCTGGAGCAGGCGATAAAACGCACTCCAGCAAGCACATCGAGATTGGATATTACGCTTGATATAGCCAGAAAGGGCTATGGCAATATTTATCTCATTTTTGACGGCGCTATTCTCATGGGGGCCACGTATTTGGTAGTTTACCCTACTGATAAAGGCAAGGTTTTGGGTATAATTTTATTAGGCGGTACAAAAATCAAGCGGTGGAAAGATGATTACTATAAATTTGCCACCAGCTTTGGCCGAAATGTGGGAGCCTATAAGATTAATTATATAGGCCGTGATGGATGGGGGCCGGTATTCCCTATGTGTAAGCGAGTTGGCAGCATCTTTGAGCTCACCCTTTAGGGAGGTCGCTAGACCCTAAATCGCCCTACTATAAATTACATACATGGGGCATGTATTAGATTTTGTCGGTAGGAACCTGCATTACGCTGCTGATGCGGCCGCCGTGCTCACAGGCAACCCCGAATTTGTGCCCGCTATTGAAGGCGTAAACTCCGCAGGCCAGACATTAGCCAAAGGCGGTTCCCTCGGGGATGCGCTTAAAAGTGGCGTTATTAGCGGCGGAGCCACCTATCTAGGCGGTCAAATTGGCGGTGCATTAGGGGGCAATTTAGG